CAGGACTATTCTTATGTCATTGTCATGTATGGTCAACATTTCTCAATAGCACATAGCCACTGTAATTCTGTATTTATTGGTCCCTCAACTTATCTTGATTATTTATTTACCATCTGTGACGTGAATAACAATGTTGGGGCCATAATATCAGCAGGCGAGTACAATGCATTTAAGGAAGTGCTCCGTTTTTTGACAGACGCAGTCGTGACTTATCGACCACACAATGCCCTAGTGACATTCTTTAAATCATATGAAGCATACTGTTTATTCAGGGCAGACATCATGTCAAGTATGGTTGTAAACTGGGTTCCGATAATAGATGTTGTAAAAGACATGGTTGAACAGAGCAATTTGGTCTCTGACTCACAGATAAGTATTGAGACTGCCCTAGAATATCTGATTCACAACAATATGGCAAAATTTGGAGACTCATTATTTTGTAATATGGCCTATACGATTCAAGACCTGACACCACTAGAGCTTCTGGAGGCATCCAGTCTTCACAAATTCACTTTCTTCTCAGAGGTTGACACATTAGAAGGCATCCACAAATTCTTGAAACGTACACACACAAAGAGGCCCGTTGACAAAGAGTACATAAGACAGTTAGTGGGTTGCACTAAGAAAGAATTTATCATTTCATACATTAGAAAGAGGGATCTAGTACCTACAATAGAGGGGCCAGAAGAAAAAGCACAAACAATAAAAAATTACCACCACAATGGGGAAGCATCAAAACTAGATGACTTCCCATTTACCTGGTGGTCAGATATAACATTAGGTTGTTGTCTAGAATGGGAGGTTAGTGAGCACCCTGTTGAGTATGCAAAGGACAAGGGCGCTATAAAAAATGACATAACATTTGGCCCAATGGATAACAAAAGGGAGCTAGTTCAAGTATTGGAATCAGCACATTATGAAGTGGATGATTTCCTTTCTGACATAGACACGTCAGAAAAAGAACACATTGTCTTCACAACACATACTTACCCAGAGCCGGAACATATTAGATTTCCAGTTAGGCTTAACGAGAAGGAATTAGAACAGAAGACCAGTGGTAGACATTTTGGGGTCGCCCCTGCCAGATTTAAACATAAACTCAGTGAGTATATGGCAAAAGCAAAACAAGTCCTCTCCTACTTCTCAGGAAGCTACATGACAATGTCGGACCATCAGCGTAAGGAGGACCTGCATAGGTCAGCCCAGATGATATTAGATGATGACACAGTCGCAGTTCTCCTGGATATTGAGGGACATAATCAGTCAATGCAGCCTGACAATACAGAAGACATACTAGAATTTATAGGGAATTGCTATGGTGAAAATGGATGGGGAAAGCTTGCTCATCTATTCTCATGTCTTACTGTATATCATTATAATTATTATAAATCGGATGTTATAGTCAGTAAGGGCCAACTAGGGGGTATAGAGGGGTGGATGAATCCTGTATGGAGTCTTGTTACACTTCAACAGCCAAAGATGCTAGCCGTTAGATTAGGCATAGATGTTCTGAAAGTTTCTGGCTACTCAGATGATATGAAAATCCTTATTCAGCTAAGTGACAAGACACAGGAAGGGATAAACAGGGTTCTTTCCATGATATCCCAAGACTTTATGCTTGGTGGTTACATTGTTAAACCCTCACAAACAGCTGTTACAGGAAGTAGGGTTACTATGTTGCGAGTACACCATATTGGAGGCCATAGGGCCGATTCAACACTAAAACGTCTGATGGCT